ATGCTAAGAATCGTCAGGACACGTTCCGCAGCGATCAGGTCCGTTACCCGGTAAAGTAAGATGTCCCAAGTCGTTTGCAATTCGTTCAAAGTCGAACTATTTAGGGCGATCCATGATTTCACGGCATCGACAGGGGACACTTTTAAAGTTGCGCTCTATACGTCAGCATCTACTATCGGCGCGGCGACAACAGTTTACACAGCAACAAATGAAGCGGTCGGAACCGGATACACAGCCGGTGGAGCAACCCTTGCCTCCGTCACCCCGACGCTAAACGGGATCACTGCGATTGTTGATTTTGCTGATGTGACGATCAGTACGGTGACGCTAACGTACCGTAAAGCATTAATTTACAACTCCACCAAGGCAAACCGCGCTGTAGCGGTTTTTGATTTTGGGTCTGACCGTGTGATTAGCGGCGGTAATCTGATTATCCAAATGCCTTTGCCTGACCCTTCGTCAGCGATCCTGAGAGCAAACTAAGATGCCTTTAACTTATTCAAACAATCTTCGTCTTACGCTTATTGGTAACGGCGAGCAGTCTGGCACTTGGGGCGATCTGACCAATACAAACCTTGGGTCGCTGCTTGAACAAGCGATTTCTGGATACACCGCAGTCAGTATTACTGACTCGGCACTGGGTTACACCCTTACGACTTTGAGCGGCGCGGTTGATGAAGCTCGGTCAATGGGGCTTAATATCACTTCCTCGGTCACGCTGACTGCTACACGCAACGTCATTGTCCCTACTACGGGGTCGCCCCCGACTTCAGCCCCGTACACGAAGCTTTATGTGGTGCGTAACGCCACAACCGGCGGGCAAAGCATCGTTGTTAAAACTGCGGCTGGTTCGGGCATCACTATTGCTAACGGCACTACGGCTATTGTTCTGTGCAACGGCACAGATGTAATTGATCCGTTTAGCGCCAAAGTAAGTACAACCGGCGCGACAATGACTGGGCAGTTGACTTTGCCCGGTTCTGGCACTGGATCTCAAGCAGCTACGGTAAGCCAGATTACTGCGGCGCAGGCTGGGGCAGTTGCTAAGACCGGCGATACGATGACCGGGCAGTTAAACCTCACTGCCACTAACAATACGCCTTACTCTACGGCGGGTGTGTCCGTAAATATCAGAAACACATCTACTACTAATAATACATACTCTGGACTCGCGCTTGATAATGCAGCCAGCAATACCGGGGCGCTTTTATTTTCGGAGTACACGGGCACAACCGCCAGCCGGTTTGCAATTGCTACTAACCCCGGAACGTCCCCGACGACGCTATCTTCTCGGTTTACTGTTAACTCCGACGGGTCTTTTACGTTCTACAACAACTCAGCGCAAGTAATCGCCGCGCTAGATCCGTCTGGGAACCTATCCGTTAAAGGCAATGTGACCGCCTTTGCACCGATCTAATCATGACTCTCCCTGCATCAGGTTCTATTAGTTTAGGTATGGTCAATACCGAGCTAAACTGGCCGTCTACACGGGTCATATCATTTAATGACGCATATGTTCGACAGATCGCACAAGTGCCGTCTGGTTCTTTTTCGTTCAGTAACTTACGGGGCAAAACTCGGTATCCCCAGCCCTTCGGTGATGGTACGGGACCGGCAGATTTTTATTTGAAGACCGGCAGCGTGGTAGACAGTTATTGGGAGTTTGCTAATAACTTCCAAACAATAAATATCTTGTACAACGGCACGAATGTTTATTCGCAAAGTTTTATGTCGCCTAGCACAACATCCGTCACAGTAGGCGGACGAACTTACTATCGCGGCAATCTACAATCCGGTGGTGGGATACTTAACGCTTACTACTCATTCTCATGGGTCGAATAAGTGAACGAAGCCAAAATCTCCGTCGCTAAAGGCCCAGTTGAGTGGTTCCTCAAAACTACAGGGTACAAAGGCATCGCTCTGCCACCGTTTGGGATCTTCATTACCGAAGACCGTATTGATAGCGAACGGCTGCGTAAGCATGAACTCGCACACTGGAAACAAGCGCAAGAGCTTGGGGTGCTGAAGTTTTACACTAAGTATCTTTGGTACAACCTGCGCTACGGGTATCGTGATAACCCTATGGAAGTTGAAGCGCGGCAAGCGGAATACAAAGCCTAAATGCAAATCTCTGCCCGAGGTCTGAAACTCATCGCAGACTTCGAAGGTCTGCGTCTTAACGCTTATCCTGATCCGGGCACTGGTAACGAACCTTGGACGATTGGGTACGGGACGACCGTATATCCAAACGGGAATAAAGTAAAAAATGGGGATGTGATCTCCCCAGAGCAGGCGCTTGATTACCTGCGGCACGATTCAAAGAAGTTCTCAGACGCTGTTAACCGGGCGGTTCGTGTGCCGCTCAACCAAAATCAGTTCGACGCGCTGGTATCTTTTACCTATAATCTCGGTGAAGGAGCCTTTAATCGCAGTACCCTTCTTACTAAGATTAACTCACACAATTACCGCGATGCAGCGGATGAGTTTGGTAAGTGGATTTATGCTGGTGGCCGGATACTTGCTGGGCTGGTTCGTCGGCGCAATGCTGAACGCGATCTGTTTCTTGCCCCGGTTGGTGAAGAAAGTAAACCCAAGCCAGCCCCAGTAATTCCTGACCCTGCCCTTGTCGTCGCTGACCCCGTTCAGCCTGAAAAACCGAGGAAGAGATTTATGGCTCCAGTCCTTGCCGCTCTCCTGCCCAGTCTGGTGTCGCTTATCCCCGAGTTGGCTAAACTCTTTGGTGGTGGCCCGAAGACCCAGCAGAACATTGCTTTGGCCGAGAAGGTTGCAAACATTGTAGTCGGCGCTACGAACGCCCCTAATCTTCAAGGCGCTGTAGAGTTGATGCAGACAAACCCGCAGTTGCTGGCTGCGGCAAAACAAGCGGTCAAGGAAGTTTGGTTTGAGCTTGCCGAAGCTGGTGGCGGCGGCATCGAAGGCGCTCGGTCTTATAATCTGAAGTTTGCCGAGTCAGGGTTCCCGTTTTGGAAGATGCCCGCGTTTTGGATTACGATCCTGCTTTTCCCCCTGCTCTATGGCACGGTCTACCTTGTGCTGACTGGCGCGGCTGATGCGTTTTCGGGTGAGCTTCGCGCTGCCATTGCTTCATCAGTAGTGACGGGTGTGCTGGGCGGGGCGATTGGCTTTTGGCTCGGATCGTCCTTTACGACTTCTAAATCCCGTGGGCTTGGTGCAGAACCAACGCAGTAAATATGGCGCTCAAGAAACTTGTTTTTGAACCGGGGGTTAACCGGGAGTCCACTACCTACGCGGCTGAAGGGACTTGGTATTCCTGCGACAAAATCCGGTTTCGTTCTAAAAAGCCCGAAAAGATCGGTGGCTGGATTCCGTTGGCAGAGGGTAGTATCCCCGGGAAAAGTACGTTCCTTGGCACTGCTCGTTCCATGTGGGCGTGGACGACTAACGCGGGGTTTAACAACGTCGGTATAGGCACGAATCTCAAGTATTACGTTGAGAACGCCGGTAGCTACTACGACATCACCCCGATACGTCTTACTACAACGCTACCGGCCAATCAAATACAAGCCAACACCGGGCTTACCTATCTGGATGTTAACCAAACCGCCCACGGTGCTGTTACGGGTGACTTCGTTACTATTTCTGGTGCCACTACTTTTGCTGGTGTGCCCGCTGTCGAAATAAACAAAGAACATCAAGTAACCGTACTTAATGCAAACACTTTCCGCTTCAATATAACCACGCCCGCTACTTCGACTGTACTGGGTGGTGGCGCAGCGGTTGTTACGGCCTTTCAAATTAATACAGGTTTGGCGGTAGCTACTCAATTCTTTGGGTGGGGTGCTGGTGGTTGGGGCGCATCAGGCTGGGGCGCGGCTGCTACGACTGGTGTATCTACCCCCCTACGGCTTTGGAACGCGCATAACTACGGACAAAACTTTGTCTACGGCCCCCGTGGTGGGGCTTTATATTACTGGGATGCGAGTACGCTACCTACCAACTTCTCTAACCGTGGCGTCCTAGTATCGAGTCTCCCCGGCGCTATTGACGTTCCGCTGTTTCAAAACGAACTGTTGGTTTCGGATACGTCGCGGTTTGTTATTTGTTTTGGCACGAACGATATTGGTACCTCTACGCTTGACCCGCTGTTGATTCGCTGGTCAGACCAAGAGAAAGTAGAAATATGGAAGCCCGAAATTACTAACCAAGCGGGTGGTATTAGGCTTTCTTCTGGTTCCAAAATTATTGCGGCTGTCTCCACCAAGCAAGAAATCGTTGTCTTTACAGACACAGCCGTATACTCGATGCAGTATGTTGGCCCACCGTATGTGTTTAACTTAAGCCAGATCGCCGATAACACATCTATTATGTCCCCCCATAGTTTTGCAGTGGCGAATAACATCGTCTACTGGATGGGGCAAGACAAGTTCTATATGTACTCGGGCCGGGTTGAAACACTGCCTTGCTCACTGCGGCAATATGTTTTTTCTGACATCGGTATCGACCAGCGGGACCAAGTTATCTGCGGCACAAACGAAGGCTTTACCGAAATCTGGTGGTTCTACTGCTCAAATAACACCTTGGCTTCACCCGACCGCTATGTTGTCTTTAACCACCTTGACCGTGCTTGGTACTACGGCACGATGCAGCGTACTGCTTGGTTAGATAGCGGGCTTAAGGCAACGCCTATGGCTATTCAGAGCAACCGTATTTTGTTCCATGAAGTCGGCAACGACGACGATACGGGAAGCGGCCCTGCTACTGCTATTAACTCGTATATTGAGTCCGCTGACTTTGATATTGATGACGGCGATAAGATAGCTTTTTGCTGGCGGATGATCCCTGACTTGACGTTCAACGGTTCGATTGCTACAGATCCGTCTGTAACTGTAGTAGTTAAGCCAAGGGATTTTTCAGGCGTTAACTACAAACCTGAATCCCCCGAAGGTGTTGTCCGCGCCGCTACCGTTCCAGTTGAGCAGTATACAAAGCAGGTTTTCTTGCGGTTCCGTGGCCGTCAGATGGCTTTCAGGATCGAGAGTAATACAGTCGGTACCCAATGGCAGCTTGGTAATCCCCGGATCGACACTCGCTCTGATGGTAGGAAGTCCTGATGGATAAGCTGCTGCACTTTATTGTTGGGATGGCTATTGCAGCGGCCCCACTGGAGAAACCTGAGCATGCTCTGATGCTGGCCGTAGCTGCTGGTATAGCTAAAGAGGCATACGATAATAGAAACAAAAAGACGCACACCGCCGACCCAAGAGATGCTATGGCTACAGCCGCTGGGGCACTAATGGTGTTTGTCTATCGGGTAGAGTTCTAAGATGTCCGTAATTACCAGTATCGACCGGACCAAGCTGGGTCGAACATACGCCCCAAGACTTCCTGTCCCGCCACGGGAATGGGACGACATTTATCAGAACCAGCTTAATAACGCCCTGCGTCTGTACTTTGAGCGGCTGGACAATATCTTTGCTTCAATCCTCGATACTGCCGGGGGTAAGTTCCTGTCGTTTCCCTACGGGGCGTTTCAAAGTCTAGCTTCACAATCAACAACAGCTAACACCGCTACGGTGATGACCTTCGATACGGTAGACTTTGCTAGTGGGGTTTCGATTGTAGGCGGTAGTAAACTCCAAGTAACTAATCCCGGCATCTATAACTTGCAGTGGTCGGGGCAGTTCCGAAATACAGATACTCAAGAACACGACGTAAGTGTTTGGTTAAAGCAAGGAAACGGCGCTGGCGCTGCTACTGACATTGCTAACTCTACTGGGTTTGTCTCGGTAATTAATAAGCATGGCGGCATTGACGGGCATATTATTACTAGCTGGAACTATTTTGTGTCTATGCAGGCGGATGACTATATTCAGTTGTGGTGGTCTACCAATAATGCCGCCGTAACCCTCCATTATTACCCAACACAAACCGGACCGGTACGCCCTGCAACCGCATCTGTGATCGCAACGCTAAGTTTCGTATCGGCTTTGCCGCGAGAGGTTTAAAAAATGGCTGGTGGAAAGTTTAAGAAATTCCTACGAAAGATCGCTCCGCTGGCTGTGGGGCTGATCCCCGGAATTGGGCCTATTGCCGGTGGTTTGCTAAGGGCCGGGATCGGTACTCTCACGGCAGGTATGGACGCGCGGGACGCTGCGCGAGCGCAACAAAAAGCGGGTGGTGCGGGGATTCCTAGCCTTATGGGCAGTATGGGTGGGGGTGGTGCCCCTGAAGCTGCGGCTCCT